TTATCTATGTTAAATTCATTGCACCTTTATTTAATTTACCTATTCCTCCTTTAGAGAATGAGTTTTGGAACTTGTTACAGTTAGGTATAGGAGGTTATGTAGTAGGTAGAAGTGCTGAAAAGATAGCAGGTAACATTACATTTAAAAAATAAATTATATTTCTCTTTTTTATTTAAAAAAAAATATATAACTTTGTAATTTATTATTATTAAAAGTATATAAAAATATATTTATAAAATAATTATATAAAAATAGTTATAAAAAACATTAAAAAATATATATAAATAAAAATATAAGATATATGAACTCTATTCAATTTAAAGAAACAGACAAAAAAGATTATTTTAGATTAGTTATTAATGGTGTAGATGTAACTGGAGAACAAGAAAGAAGCACCTTTAGACATTTAATTGAGGTTTTGGATAATGGTGTAAACTGATAATATGCCAAAGAAAGCAAGTAGGAAAACAATAGTTAAAAAGTTAGATGCAATCTTTAGTATTTACATACGCAGAAGATATGCAAAAGATGATATAGCTGAATGTGTTACTTGTGGTAAACAAGACCATTGGAAAAGTTTACAAGCAGGACATTTTATGAGTAGAAAGCATTACTCTACTCGATGGGATGAAGATAATGTTGAGGTTCAATGTATGGGTTGTAACGTTTACAGATACGGAGAACAATATTTATTTGCTAAACATTTAGGAGAAGATAAAGCAGATAGATTACTTATTAAGAGCAGACAAATACAAAAATTTACAGATATAGAATTATTAGAACTGATAGAGGTTTATACACATAAGGTTGATAAGTTACAATAGATATATCAATTATTATGACTATATTTGATTGTCATTAAGATTTTTACTTTTCTCAATTTTGTCTTTATTTTAAAAGGGTTACATTAATTTGTAACCTTTTTTTTTGTACTTATTTAAAAATAATTAACATTTATTGTGTGTAATTAAAATATTTGTTTTATATTTGTATCATAGTAATTAATTAAAGACAAAATATTATGAATATTAAGACAACAAAAAAAGCTTACGTAAAACTAATAGAAACTTATGTAAGATATGGCTATGACATTACTGATTTTTTAAACCCTACTTACAAAAATATAGATGCTCAAAAATGTGTGGATTTAATAAACCAAACCACAAAAGACCACGAAGCAAATGATTATTACGAATATGCAGAAAAAGTAACATTAAATAACTTATAAAATACAAAATATTATGACATTAAAATTCGGAAAGCACAAAGGACAACAATTTAAAAGCACTCCTAAATCATATCAAGATTGGTTACTAAATCAAGATTGGTTTAAAGCACCAAAAGAAAAATTACCATTACATAGACAATCTCTAAATGGGTGGGATGGTTACAGTCAAAGAGGTCAAGCTATTGAGGATGCTATATTTGCTAATGATTGTTTAGACCAAGATTTAACTAACAATGAATTGTATTTAAAATACAACGGATAAATCAAACAATAACAAAGGGGTGTAAAAACCCCTATTAAAATAAATATTATGACATTATTAGACAGATTAAAACCACAGTACAAAGATTTAATAGACCAAAAAATCGATAAGTTCCCAACATTCATATTAGAAATTTATGACCATTTAGAAGACGAAGAATATATATATAATTTAAAATATGGTGTTTGGTTAGATATAAAATCATTTACCAACGCAGACAACCCTTATGATGTATTTAAAGAATCTAATTAATAAAATAAAACAATGGTGGGACAAGATAATAGTATTACGAAGATAAACGACTCTGCTTGGGATAAGCTAAAGAAACAAATTGAGTATCATTTAAAGCAAGATAGCAACTTAACTGATATAAGGATTAACTATCAAGTAAAGATACCAAAAATAGGAACAAGAAACTATTTAGGATTAAGTGTAACAATAAACGAACAATTATGATAGAAGATTTATTATTAATTTCTGGAGTTATTTTTTTAGCATTTATAATTGGATATGCTAAAGGGTCAGAATTTACAGAAGATAGAATTAGAACAAAGTTTCGTATAAAAGAGAATTATTCTTATAATGATTTTATGGATGTAATTGATGACAATTAAGATTTTTTTTATATATTTGAAAGACAATAACTTATGACACACACAGAGGACATTAAAAGAGTAAACATTATGACAGAAGATTTTGAACAGTATCTACACAATAGAATAGAAGCATTAGAAAAAAGAGTTGCTTTTTTAGAAGCACAGTTAGAAGTAAGTAAACAAATAATTTTTAAACAATAGACAAATGAACAAAGACAAATTAATTGAGTTGTACAAGAAGTACGGATTAACAAAAGACGATGTATTTAAACACCAACACTATGTAATTATCACAAGGCAAGGTATTGACAAGATACAAGCAGTAGAACAAATGAGTGTTACTTATGAAGTAATAAGATGTGAATCTAACTTTTCAGTATTTAAAGCATTAGCAGAAAAAGATGGTAAGAAGATTGAAACCTTTGGTTCTGCATTAAAAGGAGAGGGTTACAAAGATGGTAACACAAACTCTTGGTACGTTGCTGAAATGGCAGAGAAAAGAGCAATGAGTAGAGCAGTTCTTAAATTAACTGGGTTTTATGAACTTGGAGTATTTGGAGAAGATGAATCAGAATCATTTAAAAAATAGTATATTAACCTAAATTAAAATAGAATTATTATGAGTGCAATTATCAATTACAGTTTAAGAGTAGATAAATTACCAAAGGAGAAATTTGTAGCAGGAAAAGATGGAGCAGTTTATTTAAACCTTACAATGTCGGTAAACGATGAAACAAGGTTCGGAAACAACGCATCAATCTACATTTCACAAACCAAAGAGGAGAACGAAGCTAAAAAGCAAAGAAGCTACGTAGGAAACGGAAAGGTAGTATGGAACAACGGAAGTATTGTAAACGCTGAAAAAGAAGTAAAACAAGAGTTACAAGAGGAAGTTGTAAGCGACTTACCATTTTAAAAATTATAGGGTAGTGTAAAAGCTACCCTTTTTTTTTATATATTAGACAAAAATTAATGACACAAAATAAATTAAATGGTTGAAGATATTACAGAAGAAAAGACGATTGAGAATATGGCAATGGAACTCATTGCAAAGGATTGTGAAGTATTTACAGATGAGGTTTTAGATTACCCTCCAGTAGCATTAAGTTTAGGAGAAAAGAAAATAAAAACAAGAGTAGGAGAAAAGAGTGTACCTATTGGTTTGGGTACTTATGGAAATATAAGTTTTGTACAAGCACCAAGTAAAACTGGTAAAACATTTTTCTTAAGTTTATTGGGAGGTGTTTATTTAAGTGGTCAAAATATTTACGGAGGCAATTTAAAAGGACATAGAGATGGTAGATGTTTAATTCATTTTGATACAGAGATGGGTTTGTGGCATACACAACAAGCAGCCAAGAGGATTGAAAGTATGGCAGGAGATATAGATTTAGGTTGCTACAAAAAATATGCTTTAAGAAAATTAGGTTATAGAGATATGCTTACTTTTATAGAGTATATTTTAAAAGAGAATGAGGGAAATAATGGTTTAGTAATTATAGATGGTGTAGCTGACCTTGTTAGTGAGGTAAACGATATTAAAAATGGAAACGAATGTGTAAGAACATTAATGAGGTTATCTGTTGAATATGATTGCCATATTATAACTGTTATACATAGCAACTATGGAAGTGATAAAGCAACTGGTCATCTTGGTTCTACGTTATATAAGAAGTGTGAAACTGCAATAAGTTTAGAAAAAAGCACAACGCATAAAGGTAGAGTAGATGTAAAGTGTAAATTGAGCAGAGGTTATGCGTTTGACAATTTTAGTTTTGAAATAAATAAATACACACTACCTTTTGTAGTGGGAGATATATACGACCCATTAGAGGGTTTTGTACGTAAACAACCAATAAATAAAAAAATACCATTTTAGAATGTCGCAACTAATCGAACAAGCAGCAAAGAAACATCAAACTTGGATTAACATAGTAAACTCCTTTGGGTGTCCTAAAAACATTTCAGAGGATATAGTACAAGAGATGTACATTTATTTGATTAGATATGAGAAAGAGGGAAAGAATATTTGGTATGAAGATGGGGAGATTAACTACTATTATGTGTTTAAACAATTAAGAGGGATTTATGTTTCTTTTTTAAGAAGTAACAAGAAGATTACTAAAGTAAGTTTAGATGAAATAGATAAACAGTTTGAGGAGATAGACCCAAAGGAATATGAAGAACAATACGAGGAGTTCTTAAATGGTTATTTAAGGGCGGTAGATGATGTTTACTGGTATGATAAGAAAGTATTTGAATTAATAGCAAAGGGAAAGAGTGTAGCTGAATTAAGTAGAGAAACAAAGATAGGTTACTATTCTCTTTATAATACATACAACAAGGTAAAGAATAAACTTAAAGATGATTTATTATGAAACTCGGAAACTTTATAGAACTAATTACAACTTATACTGGAATTAAATGGCTTGTAGAAAAGGTAACTAAATTACTTGGTTATGAATCTTGCGGTTGCGACAAGCGTAGAGATGATTTAAATGACATTGAATTATGGTAATTGATAAAATAAATATTACAAAAGAAATGAAATTTGCTGCTAAAAATGAATCTCAAAAAAGAGATAAATTTATAAAGCATCATTTTGAGGTTAAACACCTTACATCTTCTCAAAGAGATGAAATAGGTTTTATAGGGGAGTTTGCTTGTGGAGAGTTATTAGGTGTAGATTGGAAGAAGAATATAAGAAAAGATTATAAAAAAATAGATGACTTTGATTTTTTAATAAATGGTAAAAGTATAGATGTTAAAACTGAAACAGTACCAGTAAAATATGCTAAAAAAATTTTAAGAAAAGAAATATCAGACAATGAATTATACGGTAGAAGATTAATTAATCAAGGTCAATTTAATCTATTAAAAAAATATGATATTGTTATATTTAGTTTATTCGCAAGAGAACATTTAGATTATTGGTTTCCTATTGGATATATTGAAACAAAGCATATAATTGAAAATTATCCTCCAACAATAAACAGACCAGATGGTGGTAAGTATCCTTTTTCAGCAAGTGCAATTCCTACATCAATATTAAAACCAATAACAGATTTAAAAATATAGTTATGTATAGAAAGAAACTAACACAGAAGCTACAACAGTTAATAGACAAGTTACCAGTAGGTAATAAAAGAAAGGAAGTTAAAGAAGATTTGTTAAAACTAAAATTAAGTAAAACAGATTATCACTATATAACATTAGCAAACAAATACAAAGAACTATAATATGATTAAAGAGTTTATTACACTAATATTTTGCATTATAGTATTGTTCTCATTCGTTGGAATAATATTATGTACTATTGAAATGTTTAAAGAATTAAGGAACACAAACAAATAAAACAAATGACAGAACAAGACAAAATTATTTGGGTAGATTTTAAGGCAAATGTAACAAACAGATTAACTCCAGAGTATAGGAAAATCTTATGTACATTACACGCAAATTACTATAACCATAAATATTCAGAACCTTGTACTTGTAACGGAAAGATTTACAAGATGTGGATAGCTGACATTGATAGAGTATATGATAAACAAAATTCATAAGTTAGAACAAGCAATAGTACAAATATTAAATCTTGATGGATGGAAACTTAAATGGACTGGAGAGGGTTCAGAGAGTTGGGATGCAGAGGGTTTAACTCCTAAAGGAAAAGAATGTGTTATAGAGATGAAGTTTAGAAATAAGCACTATGATACAAAAATGCTTGAAAAGTTTAAGTATGATAAACTAATCGGTACTGGTAAAGTTGCTCTATACTTTGTAAATGACCCAAAGGCAAACTACTTGTTTTGGTTGAATGATATTGAACTCCCAAAGGCAGTAAATAAGTATTGCCCAGAAACTACAATGTGGGGAAATAAGAAAGTTTTAAAACCTTGTTATCTACTTGAAGAAAGTAAAGCAGTATTGGTAAATAAAAATAATTGAAAAAAAAGTTATTAAAAATTTTGTTTATAAGTAAATAAGTTTTATATTTGTAGTGTAGTTAGGAAATAACCTCTACACTAAAAGACAAAATTATGAAACCATCAAAAGAATTATTAAGATTAGCAAGAGCAAAAGCAAAAGAAGTTTTTAGTCCAAACAAAAACAACACAATGCAATCAATTCGTTTAACGGCAGATGAAACAAGTTACGAACTTTTCTATCAAGTAGGAATCAGTTACATTGGTACTTATAAATGTGATAAACTTGGAAAGTTTTTTAAGAACAGAGATATTTATGAATTAGTAAATAACAACACTGGAGAAATAACTGCAACAATGCAACGGTTATAAATAACAATGGGAGGGTAAAACCTCCCTTTAAATCAAAGACAAGATGAAAACAATTAAAAGAATTATCAAACAAGTAAAAGAGAACAAGAACCTAAAACCTTACAAGGTTGTTAGATTATCAAGTGGAGTTATTTGTGAGCATTACAGTAATGGAAACATAAAAGTATTATAGCTATGGGAGTTGTAATAATAATATTAATAATAATAGTAATAAAAATAATAGTTACGATTAAAGATAACTAATTATGAGAGGAACACAACCACATTATGAGAACGGAAAAGATTACGACATCATAGATGTTATACGAGATTACGAACTAAATTTTTGTAGAGGTAATATTATTAAGTATATTGCAAGAGCAGGAAAGAAGCACGATGAACTACTTGACTTAATTAAGGCACAAGATTATTTAAATAGAGAAATAGAATTATTAAGAAGTAAAAACAAAATAGACAGATGAACCAATTAGATTACGATTTAGACGAGTATTTAAATGACAAAGAATACAAATGTCAAGAGTGTGGAACTCAAATGGATAAAGAACATAGCTATTGCAGTAGGGATTGTTTTAAAGCATCTATGTTATAAAAAAAATAAAATGGGGACAATAAAATTAAAAAGTAGAATTAAAAATGACAATTACACTAACTATGTTTATGATGCGTTTGATATACAAAACAAAGAAGAAACAGAAGTTGAAGTTAAATACAATTTAAGTGATGCAAAGAACTTTGATTGGAATATTGGAGTTATATATGGGAGTAGTGGTAGTGGTAAAACTACTATCTTGAAAAGAATGGGAGAGTTATCAAAGAGTATTTTTGATTCAAAAAAACCTTTAATAAGTAACTTTGATTGGTTAGAGCCAAAAGATGCTACATTGTTACTTACAAGTATGGGTTTAAGTAGTGTTCCTACTTGGTTAAGACCTTTTCATTTATTAAGCAATGGAGAACAGTATCGAGCAGAGTTAGCTTATAAAGTTGGGAAAGCTAAAGACAGTGAAGTTGTTTTAGTTGATGAATATACAAGTGTAGTTGATAGAGATGTAGCTAAAGCAATGAGTTTTGCTTTGCAGAAGTATATTAGGAGAACAAATAAACGTATAATTTTAGCAAGTTGCCATTATGACATTATGGAATGGTTAATGCCAGATTGGACTTGTTCCCCGCAAAAAGGAGGCGCACTTGAGAGAGGCGAATGGCTTCGGCAAGGCAGACCACAAATTGAATTACAAGTTAGTAGGGTCGAGTATGGTGCTTGGGGTTTCTTTAAAAAACATCATTATTTAACAGAGGATGTAAATAAGGGTGCAAAGTTTCTTTTGTTTGAATGGAATAAAAAACTTGTGTGTATAGTAGCTATATTAAATACACCAAGAAAAGGAATACCAAATGGTATGGCTATTAGTAGAATAGTTGTTTTACCTGACTTTCAAGGTTTAGGATTAGGTAGTAGAATATGTAATTTTATTGGAGGTGTTTTTGTAAGAGAGAATAAAAAAATGTATATAAAAACAGTAAATCCTGCATTAGGAGAATATTTTAATAAGGCAGATAATTGGAGAGGGACATCAATGAACGGAAAGAAAAGAACTATGAAAGGTGCTGATTCGGAAAAATATCGAAACAGAGTAGCAAGGGCATCTTATTGCCACGAATATATAGGAAAGCAAATAAGTGGATATGAAGAACTTCTAAAACCTATTAAAGAAATGAGAGAATCTAAAAATTTAAAATTGTTTTAAAAAAATATTATTATGATATTACTAATAGATGCAGACAGTTTAATATTTGCAAGTTGTTATCGTAAAAGATTAACTCCAGATGATAGTCCTTATTATGAGAAACTATCTGATGCAACTGATAAGTTTGACGAGCAACTTATGGGTGTTGTAAATAACCTTGAAGAAAACTATGAGATAGACAAGGTACTTATATTTAGTGGTTCTTTAGGAAACTTTAGAAAGCTAATAACAAAGAAGTATAAAGCCAATAGAACAAACCAACAGAAACCACCATTATTAAATGAGGTACACGCATACGTGAAAGACAAACATAATTCTATTTATGGATATGGTATAGAAACAGATGATATGGTTGCAAGATACTGGTATGATTTATCTAACGAGTTTGGTAGAAATGAAGTAATGATAGTTTCAATAGATAAAGATTACAAACAGTTCCCTTGCTTAATGTATAACTATCACTACAAACATAAGGTAGTGTATGACATTACAGAAGAACAAGCAATGTATAATCTATACGAACAAATGATTATAGGGGATACTGCTGACAATGTAAACTATTTTAAAGGTAAGGGTAAGAAGTTTGCTGAAAAGTATTTAGCTGATTGCAATAGCCATTACCAATACACAAAGAAGATGTACGAACTATTTAAAGAAGTACACAAAGGAAAAGCAAAACAAAGGTACATAGAGTGCTACAATTTATTAAAATTAAGAACAAACTAAAATGAAAAATATGAGTGAAATTAAAATGATAGAATCAATAAAGGAATATGTAAACAATACATACGGTTTAGATATATGTAAAGATACAAGAAAAAGAGAATATGTAGATGCAAGAACCTTGTATTATAAACTATGCAGGGATTTAACTAAATGTAGTTTAACTACAATAGGAGAATCAGTAGGTAGAGACCATTCCATAGTTCTTCATTCATTAAAGAATATATTACACCATATAGATATAGAACAAATAGAATTAGCGTATGTACATTTTGGAAAGGTGGAGAACTTACCAAAAGATTCGTATTCTTATTTAGAATATAAAAATGGAGAGTTAGTAAAAGAATTAAAAAAGAAGAAAGCAATATTAAGATTGTTACCACAGTTAGAAACCATTTACAATAACTTAAATGACTTAACAGAAGAACAAAAGAAAATAGTAAACAGAAGAAATGAAATGCAGTTTGATACTATTGCAAAGTGTTTAAATAGAGTAGAAGAAATAATAGAAACAGAAACAGTAATAGAAACAGAATAAAATGAAAAACGACAAACAATTAGATTATTTAAAAGTAGTATTACTTGGACAACTTACAATAGAAGCAATAGAAGATTTACAAGGAACTAACAAATACAGACAGAACATAAAGAATCAAGGAAACAAGTTTCTAAATATGTTAGAGAGTTATGTGCAAGATGATTACAATACTGTTTACCTAAACAACCAAGAAATGACCACAAACGTATTAAGAAAGATTACAACGTTAATGGACAAAATAAAGAACTCTGATATAGATGAACTTGTTATGATTGATGCAGTAATAGATAAATACAAAGAAAACCAAGAATGGTTTATGGAACACGAATCTGCTGACTTTTTAAAATTAGATTAAAATAATTAACAATTAACTATATACTAATATGCAACTAATAAATATTCAAGAGGTTAGACCTAATGAAAACAATCCAAGATTTATAAAGGATTACAAATTTAAGAAACTTGTAAAATCAATTAAGGAGTTCCCACAGATGTTAAAGTTAAGACCTATCGTAGTGAATAGTGATATGGTTGTACTTGGTGGTAATATGCGTTTAAAAGCGTGTAAGGAAGCAGGATTAAAAGAAGTGTATATATTAGTTGCTGATGAATTAACACAAGAACAAGAAAGAGAATTTATTGTAAAAGATAATGTAGGGTTTGGAGAATGGGACTGGGATATATTAGCAAACGATTGGAATGGTCAGCAAGTTAGTGATTGGGGTTTAACAGTAGTACCATTTGAAGATAGTTTAGAAGAAGTGTTAGAGCAAGAAATAAATAAACAAGATAAGGAAACAAACACTTGTGAAGTGTGTGGTAAAAATGTAATATGAAAGAAAACCAAAACAGAACAGAACACCATAAAAAAGCAATTATAGAAGCGTTAGAAAAATCGTTAGGAGTTGTTACAACTGCTTGTAAAATAGTAGGAGTAGGAAGAACAACATTCTACCAATGGTTAAAAGATGATGAGGTATTTGCACGACAAGTAAAAGATATTGAAAACATTGCTTTAGATTTTGTAGAAAGTAAACTGTTTGAGAATATAAGAGATGGTAAAACATCTGAAACTATATTCTATTTAAAGACAAAAGGAAAGAATAGAGGTTATGTAGAAAGACAAGAGATAACTGGAGCAGAGGGTATGCCTACTAACTTTCAAATAGAAATAATAAAGCGTGAAGATAAAAACTAATGTTGTTTTTGAACATCTTTTAGAATCAGATAAGAAGATTACAATAGAGCAAGGTGGAACAAGAAGTGGTAAAACATACAACGTTCTCTTGTATATTATTTTCAAATACTGTTTAGATAATACTGGTAAGACAGTTACGATATGTAGAAAGACATTTCCTGCGGTTCGTAGTTCTGTTATGAGAGATTTTTTAGATATACTAAAGCAGTATAATTCTTATTCAGAGTTACACCACAATAAGTCAAACCACGAATACAAGCTAAACGGAAACCTTGTAGAGTTTATTTCTTTAGACCAACCACAAAAGGTAAGAGGTAGAAAAAGAAACTTACTATTTATAAATGAAGCAAACGAATTAGATTACGAAGATTGGCAACAGTTAATATTTAGAACAGAAGATAAGATAATACTTGACTTTAACCCATCAGATGAATACCATTGGATTTATGATAAAGTAATCCCAAGAGATGATGCAGATTTTTACATTACTACTTATTTAGATAATAGCTTTTTAAATAAAAGCATTACAGAAGAAATAGAACGTTTAAAAGATACAGATGAAACCTATTGGCAGATTTATGGTTTAGGTTTAAAGGGTGTGTCTAAAGCTACTATATTTAATTACACAGAAGTAAACCACATACCACACGATGCAGAGTTTATAAGCTACGGAGCAGATGCAGGATATTCCAATGACCCTACAACATTAGTTTCTGTTTACAAGAAAGAACATAACCTCTACATCAAAGAACACATATACCAAACACAGATGACTACTTACGATATTAGTAGGAAATGGAAAGACATAGGTATTGAAAGGGAATTGATTTACTTTGATAGTGCTGAACCAAGATTGATTGAGGAACTGCGTAGAATGGGTTTTAACGTAAGACCAAGTTTAAAAGGTGCTGATAGTATCAACGCAGGTATAGACCTCTTAAAACGCTTTAAAATACATATAGAGAAAGATAGTCATAATTGCATACAAGAGTTTAGGAACTACAAATGGCAAGAGGACAGAAGTGGTAAGATGATAAACAAACCAATAGACAAAAACAACCATACTATTGATGCGGTTCGATACGCTACCTATTCAGTATTGAGTAAACCTAACTTTGGTAAATACGCTATTATATAAAAATAATCAACATTTTTTGTGAATAAACTTGTGAGAACCAAATAAAGGTTATATCTTTGTAGGGAACAAAATAAATAGATACAAAATGACTTTAGAATTATATACAACTTTAAGAAACCCAATCAACGAAAGAGTAAATAAATATAGCGATATATTAAATTCATTTGAAAAAAATTCAAGCGGAATGGTTGAGGTAACAGAAGCGTTTAAATCTGCAAAAGATTCTTATGAAATTGCATTTAACGAATTAAGAATTTTAAATGGTGCTACATCAAACAAAATCAAAAGAGAATTTTCTAAAGCAAACAGAGGGTATTAAAAAATAACAACCAACTAAATAATTAAACCTTTACAGAGATGTAAGGGTTTTTTTGTACCTTGTAATAAAATATTTAAAAACTAACTATATACATATATGAAAGTCGAATTAATAGTACCTAATAACTTAAACGAGGTTACACTTGGACAATACCAAGAGTACATAAAGTTAAAAGATTTATCAGAAACAGAACTATCTTTAAAGATGATTGAGATATTCTGCAACTTGAAATCAGAACAAGTAAGATACTTAAAAGCTACTGACGTTAGAACTGTTGTAACTATTATATCTGAAATGTTTGATAGTAAACCAAGTTTAGTAAATACCTTTAAAATAGATGGTATTGAATATGGGTTTATTCCTAACCTTGATGAAATGAGTTTTGGAGAGTATATAGATTTAGATACTTTCATAGGAGATTGGGATAATATAGAGAAAGCTATGGGAGTTCTTTACAGACCAGTAGAAATGCGAAAGGGTAATAGATACCACATAAAAGAATATGAAGCAGGAGAAACAGAGCATTTAAAAGCAATGCCATTAGATGCAGTATTGGGTTCTATCCTTTTTTTTTATCGTTTAGGGAACGACTTGTGCAGAATTATGATGAACTCTTTGGAGGATACAGAGATAAAGACCTTTCAAGCACATCTCAATTCGGAAGCAAATGGGGTTGGTACTCAAGCATTTATGCTCTCGCTCAATCAGATATTAGAAGATTTGAAAATATCACAAAACTAAAAATGCACGAATGTTTAATGTTCTTGACATTTGAAAAAGAGAAAAACGAATTAGAAGCAAAACAAATTAAAAAGAAATTTTAGATGCAAGGGATTAGAGGATTTTACCAACTTACTGAAACTATAAAAGACCAATTACTTAATGATGTAAATGTCAATACAGTAACAACTGGAGATATAACAGAAATAGATTTATCTAAACAAACTATATTTCCTTTATCACATATTATTGTAAACAACGTAATTACAGAAGAACAGTATTTATCTTTTAACATTACTGTTATGGCTATGGATATTGTAGATGAAAGCAAAGCACCTACAACAGATATATTTAGAGGCAACGATAACGAGCAAGATGTATTGAATACTCAATTAGCGGTATTAAATAGATTGACAATGTTATTAAGAAAAGGGAACTTGCATAGTGATTTATACCAATTAGATGGTTCTCCTAATTGTGAGCCATTCTATGAAAGGTTTGAAAATAAATTAGCAGGTTGGGCTTGTACGTTTGATGTATTTATTCAAAACGATATTAATATATGCAGTTAAAAGAAACACAGAACGCTCTAAATACTTTTGCTAAATATGTTATACAACAAAGTAGAACTAATTTAACTAAAGGAAGTAAACCTTATGGCTCTAAAAATAGTAGTAAGAAATTATACAATAGTTTAGATGGCGATGTAAAGTTTTCTAAAAATAGTTTCCAATTAAGTTTCTTAATGGAAGAATATGGAGTGTTTCAAGATAAGGGTGTAAGTGGTACAGAGAAAAAATACAATACACCTTTTAAATACACAAATAAAAAACCTCCTGCAAGTGCATTTAGTCAATGGGTTATTAGAAAAGGATTAAAAGGAACAAGGGATAAAAAAGGTAGGTTTGTAAGTAGAAAAGGTTTACAGTTTGCAATAGCAAATAGTATATATAAAAAAGGTATCAAACCAAGTTTGTTTTTTACCAAACCATTTGAGAAAGCATTTAAGAACCTACCAAAAGAATTAGTAGAATCATTTGCTTTAGATGTAGAGCAATTAATAAAAACAACAGTAAATAATAAATAATGGCAATAATAAACGTAAGAAGTCCGAAATATGTATCTATTGATGATAGTTCATTATCTTATGCAATACTAAAACTATTCATTTGGACTGGTTCTTCATCCTCTCAACCATCAACAGAAACTTACAATATTCGTAAATCGGGTACTTTTATAGTATTCTTTGAGATAGCGGAATTAATAAGAGATTATTTAGATACAACATTTGATGGTAATTATAATGGTCAAGCAGTTTGGGTATCAACATCTTTAAGAGCGTATGATTCTAATGATAATGAAGTAGCAGATGATGGAGAAAGTTTTATTGCTTTTGATGGTTATAACTATTTTGAAGAAAGTGCCAATGTATCAAATCCTATAATGATTACAAATAGAAACTTATCTGTTTTAAAAGACAATACTTTTAAGATTCCTATTTATACCATTACAAGTCCAACAGTTCGTTATTATGTAAATGGTCAATTAGCAAGTACAGTAACTTACTTATCTTCAAACCAAAGTGATGAACAGATAGAATATATTTCTATCCTTAATAATGACAAGATAACTGTTACCTCCGGTTCAGATACACAAACTATAAATATAGAGATTTTAGAAGAATGTAAATACGAACCTAAAAAGGTAACGTTTGTAAATAAGTATGGTGCTTTACAGGATATGATATTCTTTAAGAAGTCAGTTGAAAAGATGAATGTTAAGAAAGAATCTTATAAATCCAATATATTAAGTTCTAATTACACATATAGTTCAAGTAATCACGTTTACAGAGATTTTAACGTTGTAGGAAAAGAATCTGTTACTTTAAGTAGTGGTTTTTTAAGCGAAGAATACAACGAAGTATTTAAACAAATGATGCTATCTGAAAAGGTATGGGTTACTAATGTAATTAATAGTGTAGCACAAGTAATACCGATTAACGTTAAGACATCAAACATAACTTATAAGACATCTTTAAACGATAAGTTAGTAGAGTACACATTTGACTTTGATAATTCATTTAATGTAATAAACGACATTCGATAGATGCAGAAAATACAATTATATATAGAGGGACAAAGAGTTGATA